CACTTTTTGGTAATGAATCATAAAGCTCCTTGCTGATTGGTACTGAACGGTTACGGTTACCTTTGGTCTTCGTGTAAGTTATTCGATACTTAGTTACTTGAGTCCCGCGTAATGTTTCCGCTTCTTTCCATCTCGCGCCTGTTGCAAGGCAAATGCGAACCACATCATAAAGGCACTCAGTTCTGCTATTTTTGCATTCTTGAAGCAACGTGCCGATCTGATCTTTTGTCAGATAGGCCATTTCGCTTTCCTCAGTCTTAAATGCCCTGATGGCTTCTAACGGGTTATCGGATTTCCAATGTCCCAGTCGCTTAAGCTCATTGAAAACGGCACGGAAATAAGACAGCTCCAAATTGACTGTCCTGGGCGTAACTTTATCTATTCTGGATGTTCTCGAAAATTCCCCAGACAAGCGGCGCTTTCGATAGTTTGAGAACATCGTTGCATCGAATTCTTTCGCGCGGGGCTTTCCCATGCTTTCATAAGCGAATTCCATTGCACTCTTTCGTCGTTCGCCATCATCAAGAGTAATGCCGTGCTCGTCATACCAAAGCGTCACAAGTTCAAGCAAAGTGCGCCGATCCTCTTTGCCATCAATCCAAGGTTTATTCTCAAGGTTCTCAAGAATATGGTTTTGATAAGCGAGCGCCTCTCCCTTTGTTGAGAAGGTTTTACGTATACGTTTGCTATGTCTCCCTTTAGGTTTTCCTTCAGGATAAAAATCAAGTTGCCATTTACCATCTTGTTGTTTTTTTATTGACATAAAATAATTTATTTATCGTTCTTCTTGTTTATAATTTTCCATGCTAATTCATGAACCGTTTTTCCATCTCCCAATTTTGAATCATCATAAGGGTTAAAGTTAGAAGCTATATTTTCATTAGTATTCTTTAATGACTGTTCATTTTTCCACCACCGGTCTAAAGATGACACTTTCAACATATTTCCGTTCTGAGCGTTTTCAATTCTAGACATTTTTTCATCTAAGCGCTTTATCATTTCAAATAAAATGGTGTCTTGTTGGGTTAACTTTACATTTTTTATTTCTGCTGGTTGTATTTTTAATAGTTTTACTATTGAATTTACATCTTCTTCAGGGGCTATGTCTGTTTCAGTTAACATTGCTGCTATTTCATCAATATCGCTCTCGACACTATCAATTCGTAGTGTATCAGAGTATTTCACATATCTAAAACCTGTAATATCAAAAGGCGTGTTAGTTCTTCCATCTGTAATTAAAATAGTTTTTTTATTAAAAGCTTGTCGTAACCCTAACTCATAAAAAACGTTAGCGTTTTTAGAACTTAGGTCACAAATAGCCATATCACAATCAATAATGTTTTTAAGAATATCAAACATTATCATATGCGAAGCTTTAGCATCGTCTGCCCTAATTGCACTGAAACCTGCTTTTTCACATGCCGGTTTTATAAGATGATTATAAACTCGGCTAAAATGCCCATTATCATAGTCTTCATGATCTGCAATAGGCATTATTGCAAAGCATTTTTTCTTACTTGTTATAAGCGCTTCTGTCGTTTTTTTATTATCTTCTTTTTTTACGTCTTTATTAGCAGTGCTCATGTTAGTATCCTTATTTTATAATAAGTACAATTCTACCAATAATTTCAATATCATCTAGTGAACAGTCGAATGCCATACCAACTCCACTAACTCTAACTTTTCTGATCGGGATACGTACTAGATTGCGAATACTCACTTTTCCTTCAATGTTAACCAACCATTGCCCATCATAAATATCGTTGAATTTCTGATCAATGATGTACTGAATTTTTTCGTCCAACAAACACAGTGGATTTTCAGGTAAGGGAACACCAGGCAAAAACATAACTTTATCTAACATTAGATAACCAGACTCAAAAAGTTGGCCATCTACTAGTTTTTTTCGAGAAAACTTCATTATATCTAGTTTCCCGTCATCGTATTTTTTTCCTGTCCCCTTAGCTAACCACTCGAGAGTTACATCGGTCTCCGCCATGCATCTCACAACGATATCAGCTGGAAAAAGCCCCCTCTTATAGCGGGCTGCCAAGCTACTACTGGCCATTCCTAAATGATTAGCTAGGGCTAATTTGGTTTGAAAACCATAAGCCTCAATTACACGATCTAAAACGTCAGGACTACTTTTATCTAAATCAATTTGTAGGCTCAATCAAATCACCGCTTGATTTGTAGATTGGATCGAATGTACCATCCAGTCTGTAGGTTAAGACGAATATTGTTGAGTGTTGCTGCACTCAGTCGAATTGAGGAGTTTGCCTTATGCGCCCAAATATTACAATTACCATCCCTGTGCCTTACATGCCGTTAGACGAATACTGTCGTATCACTGGCATGTCAGTAGGTACTGCCCGTGACATGATTCGCGATGGGCGGTTACCAATTAAATCTAAGGGCGATAAAGCCCGGGGTTTAGTCGAAATCAATATGGCCGCACTGACAGTTCGCGCATTAAGCGAATGCAATGTTGCGCTTCAGGCTTAATTAATCCTAACAATTAGGGATAAGCGCACCATGTTTGATTATCAAACCTCTATACATCCACACTTGGACACGGCTTGCCGCCGTTTCTCCCTGGCTCACAACCTTACTGAAGTTGCTGCTGTTATGGGTGTTTCAGCCCAAGTGCTACGTAACAAACTGAATCCGGACCAGCCACACCGTTTAACTCTACAAGAGCTGATCATGCTTACCGATATTACCGATGACTCAACGGTATTAGACGGTTTACTGGCACAACTGAAATGTTTGCCTGCTGTGCCCGTAAATGAAGCGAAGCCCGATAATTTATCGTTGCATACCTTAAGTGCTACGGCCGCCATCGGTGTAATTGCCGGTGAAACCATTTCCCCTGCTCCAATGACGCAATCACGTAGAAACGCCATTTTAGACCGAGCCAATCAGGCGATCCGCGATCTGTCCTTGCTCGTTGTGTCTGTTGAGTCGCGTTTTCACACCACGCCTGTGCTGGCATCTGCAATGGACGTTTTAGGTTCATGCGGCGTCATGCCTGGCTTGAACTGAGGCTATTCGATGAAAGTTTTCGCACAACTATTAAAGCAGCAATCGCCAACCATCCAGCTGCAATGCTATGGCCACGGTTGGCTTGAACTGCCAAACGGTCAGCGCTGGCAACCGGCCGCAAGCAAAGTAGCGTTTCTAAGTGGTTGCCGTCACCCGATGGTAAAGATTAAGCGCCGCCCTTGGTGGTTCCGCCTGATGGGATTAAGGGGGTAAGCGTGGAACAGCAATTGCCAAAATGGATTAGTGAAGCCCGAAAGATGATTTCAGGCACTGAAAACCGAGTGAAACATTATTGGGAAAATCTTCCAGAAGATGAACGCCGCGATCTCTGTTTCCTCTCCCAGCTGAAAAGCCGCCATGTGAAATGTGCCTGGGACGATTTGACCGAGGCGGAAAAAATCGCGATGTGGCAGGGCGTTTTGAAGGTCAGAAAAATGCAGCAACAAACCCGTTTGTTGATGCCGGAAGATTTCAAAGGCGTTGTTGTTTGTAGTGTTAGCCGTCGAGCTGACGAACAAAAAATTCCAAATCCGATGCATTGAGGGAAGTATGAAAATTATCACCGTAGACGAAATTGGTTTGATCGAATCATTCGCAGCTTTTGGCGTTAAGTTCAATTACAGCCGTTTATTCCTGAGTAAATGCCACGTGTCAAAAGGCCGCGTTGCGCTGACGCCTTTCATGTTCAATGACACGGTTCACCTTGATAACCCGCACCAATGGTTTGCGGCCAATGCTGCGTTTTGGGTTCGTGCATATCGTGAGTCTGAAACGTTGGTCGAGCAAGTCGAAACAATGGCCAGCATTCGCGCCCTGTATTTTTTGGCCGGTTCTTTGGGGCAAGGTCATGCTCATGCGCTGATCAGCACCTGGTTTGATACGACCAAGGAATTGCACGGCATGGGGGCGCTTAACCTGTCACCGCTTGCGCCGCTTGCTAAAAAATACGAAACAACGATTTCCCCGCTTAGTTTCCATTAATTAAATCTTTCGAACGCTCACGGCTTCCACCTGGTTGCCGGGGTTTCTTGCTGCCAAAATTTGGAGTTGTCCCATGAATCTATCCCGAAATGATCGCCCGAAACGCACGCCAGTGCTGCGAGGTTTTGACCAATCATCACCGGCTTATCAGGACGCTGAACGTCTGGACAATATGTTGAAGAATGCCCGCGCAGAATCGATGGCCGATGCAGCTGTGAAATATTCCGGTCGTTTGGAGCGTTTGGCTGCATATATTGCGACTGAGGGATTAAACGCAGCGGAAGCAGTGGAATTGCTGCGGCAGGAATCCGAACAGTTTGGTCGCGCCTTATAAATGGAGCTTTTTGCCTTTAACGGCCAGCATCATGAAACCCGCCAGTGGCAGCAAGAGCAATTTGCCCCTGGCGCACCTGATGAAATCAGCCTGACCGAGCGGCAGTTATGGCACCTGAATAAAGCCGATCACGATTGGCGTGCTGAGTATCTTGGCGAAATGCCGGATTTCTTGGCGCGCTATTTTGGCGATCGTTATAGCAAGTTATTGGAAGGTGGCTATAACGGCCGCCGCCGTGCCAATACGTTTTTACGTACTACGGTGGGTAAGAGCGTATTGCCACGTCTGCGCAATGTCTGCGAACAGTACACAACTAAACACCAGGCTGCGGGGGTGATCCCGTTCCCGTTCCTGGCTGACCTTGAAAAACTCCCTACCTTTGGGCGTGATGAACTGCGTAATCTTGCGCACCGCGTCGCTGATTTTATGTCTGAGTCATTTACCGATTTTATTGATCTGGCTTTTGACGGTACAGCTGCTGATCAGAAAGAAATGACGCGCCGCACTTTTGCCACCTTTGAGCACCTAGGCAAGTTGGCCAAAATGGCCGGTATCACGCCGCCATACTGGCAGCAATTTCTTTCAGGTCGCACTTTCACAACTTGCACCGCGGAATCCGGTTTATTGCGTATGGTGGCACCGGAATGGTGGCGTACTAAGTTGAAGCGCCGCCGTGATCTGCAACGTGAGCATATGGCCATCGCCGTTGGCCAGGTGCAAAAGGCGGCATCGGCCTACGTCAGCCGTTCCACACAGGGGGAATGGGTGGAGCAAAAGAAACGTAACCGGGAGTTTTTTAAATCGTGTGATCTGCAAAATCAGGAGACGGGGGAGCGTCTTTCCCTGGCTGACATGGTGGACGGCAGCAATGCCAACCCGGCAAAGCGTCGCTGTGAACTGATGGTTCGTATGCGTGGGTTTGAAGATTTGGCCACTGAAATGGGGATGGCCGGAGAGTTTTACACGATCACCGCGCCGTCGAAATATCACGCCGTGCACAGCAAGGGCGGGTTCGTGTCTCAGTGGAACGCGGCCAGCCCGCAGCAAACACAAAAATACCTTTGCGGCGTATGGGCAAAAGCCCGAGCTGCGTTTTCCCGCGCCGGGATCCACGTCTTTGGTTTTCGCGTAGTCGAACCGCATCACGACGGGACGCCGCACTGGCATATGTTGCTGTTTATGCGCCCGTCTGACGTGGCCGAAGTGCGGGACATTCTCTGTTATTACGCTCGCCGTGAAGATTCCGAAGAACTGCAATCCGCATACGCGCTAAAGGCGCGTTTTCATGTTGAGCCTATCGACGAAGAAAAGGGCAGTGCTACGGGGTATATCGCTAAATACATTTCTAAAAATATCGACGGTTACGCCATGGATGGTGAAACGGATGAAGAAACCGGCGAAAACCTGAAAGACATGTCCAAGGCAGTTTCGGCCTGGGCAAGCCGCTGGCGGATCCGTCAGTTTCAGCAAATCGGCGGTGCGCCGGTAACGGTCTGGCGTGAGCTGCGCCGCATGCGTGATATCACCCTGGAAAACAAATCTATGGATGCGGTGCTGGCTGCGGCGGATGTGGGGTGCTGGGCATCCTATACTCAGGCACAGGGCGGGGCGTTAGTGGCGCGTCGTGATCTGGTTGTGCGCCTGATGTATGAAATCACGGAATGCGGCAATGAATACGGGGAAGCCGTTCAGCGTATTCAGGGGGTTTATTCGCCGTTATTGGGTCAGGAATCAGAGGTATTAACGCGCCTGGTCAAATGGGCGATTGTTCCGAAGTTGGCCGACAGCGCAGCGGAGGCTGCTTTTTCTGGCGGCAACGCCGCCCCTTGGAGTTCTGTCAATAACTGTACGCAACGTTCGATCACCGAGTTGAAAAAGGGCATTGGAATTCAGTCTCAGGACGCGGATCAGATGGCCATAGCGCTGGCCAGAGGGAACATTATTCACCTGGATAATGAAACCGAGATGAAATTAGAGGGCAACCGGGTTCTGGTCAGGCCGAGAAAACATTATTGCAAGGAGTGCAGTGTGGTGATCACGCCTGAAAATGAGTCTTTTGATTCACCCGGTAAGTGTTGGGGGTGCGCTGATGGCCATGAATTCCAGTCCGATCATGGGGATGCAGTAAATCGCGCCTTTGAGGCTATGGGGATTTAATGCAAGGTAAAAACTCGCAAATGCGCGCGCAGTTTGCTTTTATTCTGTAACAGTTTGCGATACTGTATATTCATACAGTTAATTGTAGGGAGGATTTGGACGATGCGGGATGTTTTTTTTGAGAAAGTAGCAGTGCAACGGATGGTGTTAGTGTCTCGTTTGGTGTCGATCGGAAAATGTGATGATGAAGAAAGAATTATAGCGTTGGATTGGTTAGCGGAGTTGAATGCCGAACTACTGGAAAGCCTGCTGAAAGCAGAAAAGAAAAGCCCCCAGGGCGGGGGCAATAATTCAGGCTTGTTGCAGTAGGGTAAGTAACATTTGCCTGTCGTCGGATTTCAATGAATCGACGAGGCCACGCAGTAAACTGCCCTGGCTTTTCGCGCTGGGGCTAATAGTGTGCGAAAAGGTCATATTCATTACAAAAGTATGGCCACATTCGAAATCAGAGCACGCACAATACAGGTCTGAGATCTTCCGATGCTTACGTGCCGTTTTCTTTATGACTGAGTTTGCGCCGCATTCGGGGCAAATGACTGTCGGTACGCGCATTTTATTGGCTCCGGGGAATTGATAACCCCGTGATTTTAGCCTTTTATGGCTCATTTTTCACCCTCTGGTGTTGTGTCAAAGGCGAAGTTAAGCCGCAAATGTAGCGGGATTTCCGGGTCAGTATTTACCGCATTCATGATCATGCGTTGTAGCGGAATGATTTCATCTTTTCGGTAGGTAGTGCGTGATTTTTCCGGGTCGGGTAATCCTCCCGCATTTTGCGGAATGATGCCCGCAAGCCCAGCCGGGAACCGGTGGGCGTTCAGTACGTCCTGTGCGCTGATGTTTTTCACGTTGCTGAATTCGTCGTTCGCGCCGATATCGCCCACCGGGATAAACTGGATCGCCTTTTCCCCACCCTGGGGAATATTCACAAAGATGGTAGAAAAATTCCCGATCCCCTTGCTGCTTTCCAGCCGTTGCGCGATCTCCTCCTCCACTTCATCCGTCATATTCGCATCATTGGTGTAAATGATGCCGCCGGTGTGCGCACCGTTGTGGTAATAACGGCGGCGGAAAATCGTTGCCTCACTGTTCAACAATGCCGAGTGGATGCCGCTGATGTAGTCCGGCAGGCCGTAAATCTGCTGCTGCGGATCGTACTGTTTGAGAAAAATCACATCCTCCGGGCTGTAAACCAGCGGTTCGCCGTCCTGCAGAACGACAAATTCCCCGGTTTTGCGCATGCGCAAATACAGCGAGGGCAGCGGCAATAAGTCCACCACGTCCCCCCAGCCCGAACGCACTTTCAAAATGGCCAGGTCACCGCACGATAAATAATCGAAGATACCACCGCGCAGCTGCTCATGCGTCAATCCGCCCCCCACGTAATCCGCCGCCACCATATTATGACGGGCATAAATCACGCCGCCGTGCTGGCTGTTCAGATTGATCAGCTGAACCAGTGCCAGGCGGTCAATCGGCAGGGTGTAGTGATCGAAATCATTGTCGTACCAGATATCACGATAATCTGTGCCGGTGGTCAGGATAGGTTCCGGCCTCCCCATGCTGATGATGCTCATTCCCCCTTTTCGGGTAGGCTGTTCCTTTTTTGCTGGTCGGGCACGTTTACGTTTGCTCATGCTGCTTTTTTCCCTAAATTCCATTTAGATTTACGTTTATGTTCAAAGTTGATCGGCTCATTGATAACGGCGTGCGCGATAGCCCAAAAGGCATCGGCGTGGCCGGTTTCCACCGTGCGATCCGCTTTGAACGTCATGGCGTTACCGCTGGCCGTGCTGGTGTGTCGGATGGAAAGGAATGACGCGGGAATTTCCCGGTTGTCTTTGTTCCATTCCAGACGTTTCGCGCTTATTACGTCGATCATCTTTAAAACCAACCTCGTCTTGGTTTCCATGCCGTAATGAATGGCCACCGCTTCACGCAGGGCGAAATGTTCAATCAGCTCAAACACACCGCGTCCGATCCCGGTTACGTCAACGCCGATATAAGTCATGTTGTACTGTCCAAACAATTTCTTGATCTGCGCCGCCTGATAGGCAAAGTTCATCCCTTTCCAGTGGAAAACGCATAGCACCCTGAATTTTTCCACCGCGTAAAGCGGCGGGGCGACGATGGCAAACGTGGACGTGTCCCCAGAACGCGCCGGATCAAAGCCTCCCCACACCTCACGGTTACCAAACGGCCGGGCGGCGTTCACGTCGTGATCCTGCCATTCGGTCACGTCAACACCGCAAACCTCCAGGTCGCTGAATTTGAAAACGCTGTCTTTGCTGTCCACGAACACGCACATATACAGCATGTTGAACGTGTCCCGGTTATAGCGGTTGCGCAGCTTCTCGATGCTGGCCAGGTTGAACCCGCCCTTGATCGCATCTTCCATCGTGATGATGTATCGCCACTGGCCATCGGGACAGAGGCGGCCGCCGTCGCGCATTTCATCGAAAGCCGGGAAAGTGACTTTTTCGCGCTTTTTGTCGCCGCGTTTCCATTCCTCCCCCGTCCAGAAGGGGTAAGCCTGGTGTGTCTTGGCGCTGGGCGTTGAAAAGTAGGTGGTTCGCCAGTGGTCATGCGTGGCCATTGCGCTGGCCACTTCATTCAGCCTGGCGAAGTTCGGCACCCAAAAGTATTCGTCGCAGTACAAATGGCCGCTGTAGGACTGCGCCGTGTTTTTGTTTGTAGACAGAAAGCGCAGCTCTGCGCCGTTGCTCAATCTGATCGGGTTACCGGTTAGCGTCACGCCGAAATACTGTTCCGCAATGTTCACGATGTAAGACCGGAACACCTCCGCCTGAGCCTTTGATGCTGACAGAAAGATTTGCGGATCGCCGGTCATGACGGCGTTTTCAAATGCCTCAATCGCAAAGTACCAGGTCGCCCCGATCTGACGGCTTTTCAGGATGTTCCTGATCTGCTGCGAGAGATTGCCGCGCAGGTGCTTCTGATACCCGAATAAATGCTCCTCTGCGAAAGCGTCAAAATCCTCCTGTGATAGCCCGGAGATATTATTTTTCTTATATTTCCGTTTCTTCACCGGCTCTGCGCCGTCACCGTTGCCGCCCTGGCTGTCGTATCCTCCCTGATTGCCTGATTTGGCGGCGGCCATTTTCTCTTTATGCTTATTTGACTGAGCACGCAGTTTCACGG